TTGTGCTGACATGAGACTCCGAGGAGTTATCAGCAACCTTGATGGTATGATTGTATTGAAAGTACCGGCTAACAGACTGCCTGCAGATTTCGGTTTTATGATCGCACATTCCTGTGCTACTGTTGCACCGGTCAAACTGCAGTCCTTCAAAATGCATCAGGATCCGCCGGGAATCTCCGGAACTCTGGTTGAAGGTCGGATCTGTTATGATGCTTTCGTTCTGGACAACAAAGCTAAGGCAATCTACTACCAGCCGAAAACAGCTGGCAGCGGCAATTAACCCGGTGAAATAATCCCCCCGGTCAATTCTCGAAGAATTTTTTTTCTTGGGGAGCGGGGTGGTGGCCCTGACTTCGGAGAAATTATCCGCGCATACGTATAAGGGAAGGAAGTGCAGAATGACAACAGAGGAAAAAATAAGGGAATCCCTGATTGATCAGCTGGAAGCACAGAATAAGGTCACGGATTACTGTGTTGATCTGGTCGACACATATATGACGCATTGGAAACTGAAGGAAACTCTGGCGAAGGACATTGAAGAAAACGGGATCCGGATCACGGTATCCACCGGAAACGGGCATGACAAGACCATTGCCAATCCTTCGACCAGTGACCTGCAGCGGGAGACGAGCATCATGCTTCAGATCCTGGACAAGCTGGGGCTGAAGGAACCGGTGCTGTCAGGTTCAAAGAATGATTACCTGTAAAGAGATAGATGACTATCTCCAATACGCAAAGGACCATCCAAAGTGGATTAACCGTGACCGCAAACTATTAATTAAAAACATTGTAAAGCCAACCTTGAAGCGGAAAGATATTTATTTCGATGAGGAGACATACAGAAATTGTCTTTGTTACATCGAAAATAATTTCTACCCGCTTTTTTTGTATCAGAAATTCCTCATTGCATTTGTTTTTATGTACACCATCGAGGAAAATGAGCCGGTCTTTCCGGAGATTATCATTCTGATGGGTAGGGGAAACGGCAAGGACGGCCTCATGGCTCCCCTGGCGAACTTCTTTCAAACTCCACTGTATGGAATACCTGAGTATCATGTGGAGCTGATTGCCAACAGTGAACAGCAGATCAAGGACACCTTCAATGTGGTGTACAACCGGCTCTCCGGCAATCCCAAATTCAAGGGTAAGTTCCGGGTGACCAAGGAAATCATTGAGAATCTGGAAACCAGATCGATCCTCCGGTATAACACCAGCAACGCCAGTACCAAGGACGGCAAGGCTCCGGGCTGCATCTTTTTTAATGAGTATCACGCTTATGAAAACAACGATGCCGTCAATGTCTTTGAATCCTCTGAAGGTAAGAAAAGGCATTTCCGCGAGATCATCATCACGACCAACGGTTATGTCCGTGAGGGTCCGCTGGATAAGTTGCTGGATGACTGCCGGAAGATCCTCGAGGGCGGAGTGAATCCCCTGGGCATCTTCCCCTTCCTTTGTCGGCTGGATCGGGAAAGCGAGATAGGCAAGGAAGAACCCATGCACAAGGCCAACCCATCTATGGAATATCTGCCCATGCTGCAGAAGGCCATTAAGAGGGGATATATCAAGGCCAAAGGCGATCCGGAGAAATGGGCGGAATATGTAACCAAGAGATGCAACCTGCCCCAGGTTAAGGAAGCGAGCGCTGTTACCAGTTGGAAGAACATCCTTCTTTGCTCATACAAGGATCAGAAAAGAAAAACTCTCCGGAAGTCGATGGATACCAAAGGGAAGATGGCCATCATTGGTCTTGACTATGCAGATGTCCGTGACTTCGCCTCTGCCGGGATCCTTACCATTGACGAGGATGGCAACCACAAATGGAGGCAGCAGACTTGGATTTGCTCCGAAAGTCCATTTCTGAAAAGCATCAAGTTTCCGATCGAGAACGCCGGAACAAAAGGATTTAAGGACTTTAAGGTCGTGAATGCCCCGGTCATTCCGGTTGACCAGATGGTCGACTGGTGCGAGGCCGCCATGGAAGACTATGTTGTCCTGAAGATCTGCATGGATACATACCGCTACACCCTGTTTAAGACAGAATTTGAAAAGCGGGGCATCTCGATTGAATCCAGAGACAACCCGAACGGGACGGTCCGGATGATCCGGAAGATCGGATCGGCATGCGGCATCATTGCCCCGACTATTGAGAAACTATTCTCCGAACATCGCATTGACTACGGAGATTCAGCGATTATGCGCTGGTATACGCAGAACACCGGCACGCAGGTCGATAAATTTGGTAACACACAGTTTATTAAGATTGAGCCGAAATTGAGGAAGAATGATGGTTTTATGGCTTATGTGGTCGCGGAGTTCTCCGCAGATCTGTTAAAGGAGACAGTAGTCTATGTTTGAGTGGTTATTTAGAGATAAGACCGGAGAGATCACGGATATCCTTGATGTAATCTCCGTTAATATGAGCCGGATCCAGTTGGCAGCACTGGCGGAGGAAAAGGCGGTCAACATGATCGCCAATGCGATCGCAAAGTCTGAGATCGTTCTGTCGACCGGACATGAGCGAAGAAAGGATTCTACATATTACCGTTTGAATATTCGTCCAAATAATAACCAGACCGGCACTGATTTCTGGTATTCCGTGGTACGGAAACTCCTGAAAGAGGGGGATGCGGTCATCGTGAGGATGGCAGACGGAATGTATTATCTGGCGGAAAGCTACTCCGCAAGCACCCATGTCCTTTTCCAAAAGTTTTATACCAATGTGACCATCACCGACGGGATTGACGTGGTTTCACTGGATCGTGCTTTTTATGCCGACGATGTCATTCACCTGCGACATAGTAATTCGAGACTCCGGATGTTCCGGGATAATGTCCTTGGTGCTTATAACGATGCGGTCAATGCCCTGAATCAGATGGTGACAGTGGCGTCCACACCGAGATTTAAATTCAAGGTTGCTGCAAATATGTCTTTCAGGACAAAGGATACGAGCGGCAAGGATGTCGTATTAACTATTGACCAGGTCATTGCAAAGCTAAAGAACCAGATCGAGGATAAAAATATCAATATCATCCGGGAAACAGAGGGAACTTCCCTGGAATACATGGATGTCAAATCATCCATTCCGTCCAATGAGCTTAAGAATATGGCAGCGGAGATCAATGATCAGTGCGCTATGGCCTACGATATCCCGATTGATGTCTTCACTGGAAAGATCACAGAGAAATCTGATGCGACCAATGAATTCATCACCTATGCTGTCCAGCCGGTGGCTGAGATCATCTCTGACAGCCTGAATTCCAAGCTGGTCGGAGAAAGTGACTATGTCAAAGGTGAACGGGCTTTTGTATGGCTGGCAAGATTTAAACATACGGATGTGATTGATTCTGCCAATAACCTGGACAAGCTCCGGGGCATTGGGTTCAATTTTGACGAAATCCGCGACATGGTAGGTTATGAAGCCCTGAACACTGAGTGGTCTCAGGCAAGAGCTCTTACGAAGAATTATTCGACGGAAGGCCCGGGGGAAGGCGAAGGATCGACGGATCCGGCTGAAGACCCGGAAGCTGACGAGTCTGGTAATAGTAACCAGAAACTAAGCAAACACAAGGAAAGGAGGAAAAAGAGATATGAAAGAGCCTAAGAGATATTACAGCCTTGTTGAAAGCACCGAGAACGATGTGGCAGACCTATACATCTTCGGAGATATATCTTCATATGGCCAGTGGTGGGAAGATGATCCCGACCGGTCTGCATACAACATCGTGAAAGAGCTGCAGGCTGTAGAGGCCGGCAATATCAATGTCCATATCAATTCGTATGGCGGAGATGTGTCGGAAGGCCTGGCCATTTATAACACGCTGAGAACCAGCGGAAAGAATATAGTGACGATTTGTGACGGATTCGCATGCTCGGCGGCATCCGTCGTTTTTATGGCCGGCACCAAGAGGATCATGTCCCCGGCATCCCTGCTTATGATCCATAATGCATGGACCTTTGCCATGGGTAATGCGGAAGAACTCAGGAAGCAGGCGGATGATCTGGAGACCATCACACAGGCTTCCGTGGAGGCCTACAAGCTTGTCGCCAACATCTCCGAAGATGAGATCAAGGAGCTCATGGACAAAGAGACATGGATTTTACCGGAAGATGCAAAAGCTTACGGATTTGCCACCGACATCGCAGAAGAAGATGACGGAGACGAACCGAAACAGTCCGCTTTCGGAATGATCATGAACAAATTGCTGGAGCCAACATTCCAGATTGAAGTGCTGGAAGCGACTGATTCGATTGATTCCGATGAGATCGCCGGCAAGGTTGCTGAAAAAATAATTGCCGAATTACAAAAAGAAGAAAAAGCACAGGCGTCCACCGATGAATACGGTTGGGGCGCATTTTTTAACCACTAAGGAGG